TTGTGTTGACGCAAGATTGATCGTATAGTGTCTGCGTTTCCATAGCCATCAACAGGAAACATTACCCAATCATCGCCCCACTCCTCTGTCTTGATAGGGTTATAATTAGGGTGCTTAATTGCACCCCCTAAAGACATAATTTGGAAGTTGCCGCTTCGAAGAAGCGCTTCACACATATATTTAGTTTGAGTGCCTACTCCACTTGGCGACAAAGGCATGTCACTAATGGTTAGCACTTTGATTTTCTTTTCCATTTAAACCTCTTATTTACAGAATTCTGTTTTGTAATATTCGCATGCGCCATATCTACCATGGCATGATAGTCTATTTTTGATGCTGATACTTTTGTTAATATTATAAAGCGCTTTGGTTAATAATTTAAGGGCATTATCTATTTTTTTTGCACCATTCGTTACTTTAAATATTTCAACGTTGTTTTTCTTAGCTGTTCTTTTAAGAAGAGCAAAATGTGTAAGCACTTCACCATAATCTTTGTTATGCTTCTTACACCAAAAATGTTTATACAATGTAAGCTGGTATGTAATCATTTTCTCTGTTTTTTTACGATTATCCCAGCCCCAAGAGCAAGTCTTCCAATCTATTATATGGTATTTTTTGTCTTCGGGGGTGTAAATAACAAGATCGATAAAACCCTTAAAATTTTGCTCCTGATCGGGAATAGATTCATGCAGCTTTTCTTCAACTTCTACTAATTCAAATTTGCCAAACGTTTTTGCCAAAGAAGGTAAAATAAACTGAATTATGTGATCACCTTGAGATCTCATATCCGAAACTAGTTTAGAATTAAACTCAATATCAGGCACAGCTTCTTTGAGGCTTTTTAAGTTTTGCAAGAATTCTTTTTGAAAGCTAGCATGTGGATCATAATCTTGTATGTCATTCTGTACAAGATGCTCGCACACTGTGTGTAGCGCTGAACCAAAAGCAGTATATTCATTGCCTTTAAATTGCTTTATCCTATCAATATAATTAAGCTTGTGTTTCCATGGACAAACGGTCCACTCTTTAAGTTCCGAAAAAGATATATGAGACATTTATTCCTCGTCTAATGTCGTAGTTTTTGTTTGGTTTCTTGGTTTTCGCGATCTTGTTGTTTTCTTTTTTACAGCCACGACAGGCGCAGATACCTCTTCTACAATCGCTACTACTGGAACTACTGGAACAGGCGGCTGTTTTAATTCAAATACCCATTCCCCTGAAAGACGTCTAGAGTAGTTAGATACAGCTCCAGTGGGTGTCTTTAATGTCGACACTATATCCTTTTTGTATTCAAGGTGGTGTGTTTCTAGCCAATCTAATACAGTACTGACGTCACAACGTTTCTTTTGTTGGCTAGCTTGCCTAGGTGACATCGTAACCTCAACATATAAATTATAACCTTGTTTGTTGACTTTAATATTCATATTCGTTGTTCTCCTTTAAATTTCTTCACTATTGTCTATAATAGTTTCAATTTTATTATAAAGTATTGGGCTTAAATCCCTTAACGTTTGTTTATCACCTAATAAGTAGTTTTCAAATCCATTAGCCCAGTATTCTCGCAATGATGTAATAGCATAAGGAGAGTAAAACAATTGAGATGATACAGTGCGTAAATAATCATAATCTAACTCATTGTACAAGTGATAATCAAACCTAGCATCATACTCTGGGTTATTATATACTAACATATTAACAGTAGGTTTGTCAATCAAATAATAAAGTTTTCTTCTTTTTCCAAGAAACTCGCTCTCCAGTGATCCATCCTCAAATATAAATTCTTGATAGTCTTTTTCAAACGAATGGGCTATTTCATGAATAATGTCATCTAATAAATCTTTTTCGTTGTCTTGTTCTGGAGAGAGATATATCGCGCCATCCTTATATAGCGCGTTAAACTCGCTATTGTCTTTATTAAAATCTTTAATATTAGCTACGTAGATTATCTCAACATTCCGTAAAAGATGCCTAGGTATTAATTTTTCGACTTGTTGCAATACTAAATTAAAATTAATTTTTTTCGTGAAAGGAACCAACAGATAAACTGGAATTCCTAATACATTATATTCTTTTTTCGATTCATTGAAACTCAACACTGAGTTTTGTATATATTTCATCATTGAGATGCATCTTCTTCACCGGTGACTCCATTATACTCTATTTCAAATTCTTTAATATCCGTTGCAGCCTGTTGGTATCCACGAACAAAATTTTCTTCTGCAATAACTAATATTAGCTCCGGAAATTCTTTAGCCACCACTTCAATTACCATCTCAACGGTAACTTCATTATTTTCAGGTTGTAATTGTTCACCAACATACTCAATTAATAGGCTTTTAAGCTTGTTATCAGTAGTTACAACTTTAAACAGATCTGGATTGTTATCTTCTTCATTCATCTGTATTTTCCTCCTAGAGTGTTTAATATAACATTTTGAATATTTAATTTTAAAGAATTTTTGAAGCTAGGGTGGCGATCTTTGATCTTTCCCCCTTAACCAAGGTAATATGACCTGACAGACCATACGATTTAAATTTTTCTACTGCGTGAGTTAGACCATTGGATGTCTCATCAATATAAACATTGTCTATTTGCTCAATATCACCGGTGAAAACAATTTTAGTATTTTCTCCAACACGAGTTAATATTGTTTTAAGCTCATGAGCGGTTAAGTTTTGGGATTCATCTATAATAATAAATGCATTCGAAATAGATCGACCACGTATGTAAGTAAGCGCTTCAACTTCTATAGTCCCGTTTTCCATATACATTTCTAGTGTTTCGCGGTCATTCCCCATTAAAAATTGTAAGTTGTCTTGGATAGGTGCTACCCAAGGCGCCATTTTTTCTTGCATTGTGCCAGGGAGGAAACCTATATCTCTGCCCATAGGTTGGATGGGTCGGGATATTACTAATTTGTTGTATCCCTTGGTTTCCATAACCTGTTGCAGTCCCGCCGCTATAGCCAATAACGTTTTACCACATCCAGCCTTGCCTACTAACGTTACCATTTCAATAGCGTTGTCGTTTAACAGATCTAAAGCAAATATCTGCTCTTTATTGCGTGGTTTAACGCCCCATATTCCTTTTTTGCTAGCGCTATTGATTTTTTTAAGTGATTGGTCATGAGATAAAAATTTAGCTATAGCAGTTTTCTTTTCATTCTGGTTTGAAACTAGCATTACAAACTGATTAGGCATTAAAAGGCATTCTCCTTTTTCTATAAAAACCTCTTCAGCTGAATAAAACATATCCAGTACTGGATCATCAACTAAGTGTTCAGTAAAGCCAGTATATATACTACTCGTATTCGCTACAGCTTGATTGGACTGATAATCCTCAGTTATTAACCCTAGCGCATCGCATTTAACGCGCATGTTAATATCTCGCGTTACTACGATGACTTTGCGTTTCGGATGTTCATTTTGCTGATTTAGTGCAACTCCTATAATTTCATTATCAGGTATGCTTAGATCTAGGTCTTCAGGTAAATTATCTTTTTTGCACAATTTAACATACACTATACCTTTTCCCTTCGATAATCTTACTCCTTTGTATAGACTTCCATTCTCACGTAAAGCATCAAGCCTACGAATCATTTCTCGGGCATTCGCCCCGACGCTATCTTGACGTTTTTTATGGTTATCTATTTCTTCAAGAACTTTTAAAGGAAGGACAATATCGTTATTGGTAAAAGAACGAATGCAGGCAGCGTCAGTTAAACAGGCGCTGGTGTCTAAAACATATATTTTTTTTGCCATAAGAACCTCGCTATAATGGGGAAATATTTCCCAACTTATATAAATAGTTAGATATTTTTATTTAAGTTTAGGGCACCAAACGTTTTTAACTCTTATTTACTATAGGGAGACTACAAACCAATGATTAGAATTATTAGCCTTGTTACTATTGTGATATCTATGCTTTCTTGCGCTTCTGCCACTAAAAGCCTATCTGTTAGTGAAATATTGCCTAGAAAGGGATACGTTTATATAAAGAAAGTTGTCAGTTTACGAAGGTGTACAGAAACCTCATGCCAGACTGGAAGTATAGCAGCTGCTGGCTCCGGATTTGTTTTAAAAGTAACGCACAAAGGTTCTTTTATAATGACCGCAGCACACGTCTGCGCTACAAACACTGCGGAATTGCTGCCGGGTGTACAAGCTATCGATCATCTTAAGGTGCAAACTTTAGAAGGTAGGTATTATGAGGCTAAAGTGCTTCAAATTGATCGCGAAATCGATGCATGCATGATGTTTGCTGAAGATTTAGTTGATCACGTAGAAGAAGTAAAATTGGCTGCCAAGCCACCGGTCGAAGGAGATAAAATATATAATATTGCATCTCCATATGGAATTCGCCATCCAAATGTTGTGCCTATATTTGAAGGAAGATATATAGGGGAACGTGGATTTAACGGTTTTTATACTTTTGAAGCTGGTCCTGGCTCTAGTGGTTCAATGATATTGAATGAAGAAGGCGAATTAATTGGCTTGTTACATTCAGTATATCGTGATATGCACAGTGTCGTTGTTTCGGTAAGGTATGATAGTTTAATGCAGTTTATACGTAAAGGATTGATTCAACATTTAACACCTCATGCGAGAGAATTTAATGAATATAAAAGCTTAGTGCCATATAACGCTTTAAGTATATACTAAAATTAGAAGATATGCAAGCATAATCCATTTCTGAAGTATCTTTTTTTCTCATTATTTTCCAATCGTCACGTTGCTAGGCAAAATAAAATTTAATTTTTTATTTTTATTATTTAGATCTCGTAATGTAAGATATTGATTCGGACCCCAGCTGAGGTATTCAATATCCTCTAAGAGCCACTGCTTATTTCTATAATAGACTTTGGCGCCTATATATACTCTTTTGCCATGAGCATCGAAAGTAAATCTAGTTGTCATGGTCTTTGTTTGCATTTTTCTTCTTTTTCTTGCCCTTCGGCTGCTCTTGAGGTTGTTTCCACGCTTTAAGTTTAAACATTCCTTCTTTAGTTCGCTCTCTAACTCTCTTTATCTTATATAATTCATACTCTTCACCCAACTCATTAATTTTTTCTTTTGCGTTGTTAAATTCTTTAAAATAACCACAAGTTGTCCAAGTTTTCTCTGACATGTTTAAGCTCCTTATGTGCAGGTGGAGGCGCTGGGAGTCGAACCCAGGTCCAAAAAATATCAAAAACAACGTCATTCACAAGATTAGTCAGTTATGTGAACTCTGACAAACTCAAACCCTACTATGCGCGTACCACCAATTTTGTAACCGAAAAATTAGAAAACCGTCTAGCTTCTTTAATAAAGTGCTAGCAACTCCAAATTACGCAGCTAAGGCGTAATTAAATTCAACGTTGTCGTTGGCTTTTATAAAGTTTGAATATTTTTACTGTGATACTCACACAGTCTTGCACGTTTATTTTATTCTTTCTCTGTCGAAACCGTTTCGCCCCCATATTCGAAAAAAGAAATAGTTTTATATTTCTTAATATACCTATTAAAGTCCATATAATCAACACCCAGAAATCTAGCTGCTTCTTTTTTAGTCCTTGCTATACTTAGTGCAGTTTTCAAAAGAGCATCTGTAACTGTATGTCTAGTAATCCTCCAAAGAGGCATTCCAAAGAACTTTCCATAAGTATACCTTGTTGATAATTCTAATTTAAGGGCAATTAGGTCTTCAAGCGAAATATTGTTAATATCATTTAAAGTAAGCTCTGTTATCTTACCTTCAGCCTTGAATTTATTAATAATACTATATTGATCTAATTTGGTTGGTTTTCTTTTCTTTTTCGATTTCCAGGTCATAACTTAAACTTTGATGATATGTGTGATATAATCTTACTATAAGTTTTATATTAATTTAAAGTTTAGGTTCTTTTTGATAGCCCGGTGATTCTGGTTCAGGAACAGTAGGTTGTAATTCCTCTTCAAATCTATCAAAATAAAGTTTAAGGTTAGTTAATAAATAATCTTCAAATATAGATCGATCTTCTGGATCACCTAAGCTTTCATAAGAATCTAAAATCTGATTTTCAACTTTATTAAAAGTAACAGATGCAAAATTTCTGCCGGTTACATTCATACCCGAAATAGGCTCAAACGTATCTGGCTCTTCTACTTCCTCGGGATCAGGTTCCTTATCACTATCTCTCACTGGAATAAACTTTTCCTCATCTTCAACGTTAACTTCTAGATCTTCTTCTAACTCTTCTATATCTTCTTCTAAAGCTGGCGAAGACATAGCTAGCTCAGCTGGTTTTAAAGAATTATCAACAGCATTAAGTATGTGCGCTCTAAATGAGGTTCTTTGTTCTGGAGATGTAGTCAATGCTTTATAACCATCTTCTGCAATACCTATAATGTTCTTTAATAAGTCCTCTAATACGTTTATTCCAGTTGAACGCTGCGGCTGCTCATCAGCCACTTTAGCTGACATACTTTCTTTGATCAAAACGCGAATGATCTTGCGCATGCGATTCTCTTCTAGAAGTTGAGTTTCTTTTTTCTCTTTTAAATAACTTTCCAATAATTTGCGCAAAACCTTTCGAAAGCGCTTTTCTTCTTTTATTTCCAGTAAAAATTCATCGCGATTGATCATAGACTACACTCCAAGCTTCTGTAATAAATAGTTTAGTGCTTCATTAACTTCTTTCTCTTCCGATTTTCTTTTTCTAGGTTGTGGCTTGCCAACAGGACCGGCATAGCCTGCCACGGCGCCCACTCCAGTCATTTCTTCTAGTTCTTCTTCTTCTTCCTTAAATTCTTTGGATTTATACATCTCTTCAGCTTCATCTTTT